CTGGAACTTCCTTAAGTCCAACTGCCGATAACCTAATTGATTTGGTTTACTCAGTTGATACAGCAGGTCGTAGATTACCTGGAACTGGTTTCCAAATGAACGGTGCATCAATTGCAGCCGTGCGTAAATTGAAAGATTCAGCTGGATATTACTTATTCCAACCATCTCTTTCAGCAGAAGCACGCGACTTGCTACTTGGTTACTCCATTTACGAAAACCCAGCAATGGCATCAGCAGCTTCAGCAGTTAAACCAGTAATATTTGGAAACTTGCCAAGCTACTATGTTCGTCAAGTTGGCGGAATCAAACTGGATCGTTCTGATGATTTTGCTTTCAACACAGACCTTGTGACATTCCGTGCCACATTCCGTGTTGATGGTAACTTGATTCAAACAAGTCACGTTAAATACTTCAAGTCAAGCAACTCCTAATCCGAGTCTGATTTGAAAAAAGTTCTGGGACACGGAGCGCAGGCCGTGTCCTAGACATACTCGTCCCCTATCTGTAATAAGGTAGGGGACACCCTGCGTACATATGGAGACTCTGCGTGAATCGTGAACAAAAAAGATTATTAGCAAAACAAAACAAAAAACAAAACCTACAAAATGATGTACAGCACCCAAGACGTATTCTGTGGGTTTCTAATGCCCCTTGGGCTTCAACTGGTTATGGGCAACAAACAGCTCAAGTAATTCCAAGAATGAAAAAAGATAATAATGATGTTGCAATTGTTGCAAACTATGGTTTAGAAGCATCTAATTCAAGTTGGAACACAGAGTTTGGTGCTGTTCCCATTTATCCTCGCGGTATGGAGCAATGGTCTAATGATGTTATTCCTGCACATATGCACGATTGGGTTGTGCGTGACACAGATGCTGAACACTTGTTGATGACTTTATTTGATGTGTGGGTATTCAAGGGGGAGAAGTGGGCTGAGTGGCCTGTTGCTTCTTGGACTCCAGTTGATCACGTTCCAGCACCACCAGAAGTTTCAGCTTGGTGCAGACTTCCAAATGTTTACCCGATTGCTATGAGCAAGTTTGGTAAAGCAATGTTTGAAAATGTTGGCATTGAATCTTGGTATGTACCACACGCTATTGAAAAAGTTTTCAAGCCAACAAATCAAATCATTTTAGGTAATGGTGAACCTATTGAACCTAAAAAGTTTATGAATATTCCTAATGACAAGTTTGTTGTTGGTATGAACGCAGCAAACAAAGGCATTATGCCTAACAGAAAAGCATTTGGTGAAAACTTGTTAGCATTTTCAATGTTTTCAAAACAATTTGATGACGCAATTTTGTATATACATACTGACCCATCAGGTTCTCTTGGTGGAATAAAAATGATGGACTTAATTATCTCCGTTGGTCTTGCTCCAGAGAAAGTCGTTTTTGCTGATCCGTATTTGCTGAGGACTGGTGTTAATCAGGAAACTATGGCAGCAATTTATTCCCAGTTTGATGTGATGCTTGCAACTTCTTATGGTGAGGGTTTTGGTGTTCCTACTGTAGAAGCCCAGGCTTGCGGTGTCCCAGTTATTGTTTCCGACTTTGCTGCTTCAGCTGAACTTTGTGGTGATGGTTGGAAAATTAGTGGGCAACCTCTTTGGGATGCTCCTCAAAAAGCGTTCTTTCATATTCCTAACATTCCTGAAATTGTTGAGGCACTTAAACAGGCGTATAACAGAACTCGTGGTTCATCACAGAAAGCAATTGATTTTGCTAAACAATATGATGCAGATTCTGTTTATGAGGCTGATTGGAAACCTACTTTAGACAGCATCTTCAACAGGGTCGCTTCAGATAGCCTTAAAAAGCCCTCAGAATCAAAATAAACGACTTTTACTATTAGAGGTGAGTAACTTGATACCTGCAATGATTGTTCCTGTTTTGGCACGGTATGACCTTTTAGACAGAATGATTGCGTCAATCAACTACCCAATAAAAGATTTAATAGTAATTGACAATGGGGCAAAGACAACTGATTGGTCACCTACCTGGAATCAATGGGTGTCAAAAACTTGGCATCTGAAGTTTCCTAGCAATCTAGGTGTCCCTGTTTCTTGGAATCTTGGAATCAAATCTTTACCAATGTCTGACTACTGGCTTATAGCAAACTTTGATATTGAGTGGGGTGGTGACTCGTTAAAGCTATTTGCTGAACAATCATCTGCTGACAAGTTGCTTTTATCTAATGGAAGCCCAGAATGGTGTGCTTTTGCTATCGGATCAAAAGTTGTTGAAACGGTTGGCTTGTTTGATGAGTCATTCGTTCCAGCTTATTTTGAGGACACAGACTACAAACGCAGAGCAGACTTTTTTGGTGTAAATGTTGAGTCGTCTTTTATTCCAGTAGCGCACGATAATTCATCAACACTTAAAGCAGGATTCCAAAGGCAGAACGATTTTAGTTTTGGTGCAAACGCTGACTATATGAGTGACAAAGTTAAAACACAAAACTTTACTGAGGGTAAATGGGATATTAAACGTAGGAGACAACTGGGATGGGATTAAGAACTTACACAGGTGGGACTTTTGATTTGTTTCACGCAGGTCACGTCAAGTTCCTTAAACGCTGTCAAGAACTTTCAGGATTAACTGGAACTGTAACTGTTTCACTTAACACAGATGAGTTCATTTATGAATACAAAAAAGTTAAACCAATCTTGAGCTATCAAGAAAGATTTGAAGTTTTATCTTCCTGCAAATATGTAAATTTTGTTGTTCCCAATACTGGTGGTGCTGATTCAAAACCTGCTATTGAGGAATGTAAACCTGATCTGATAGCGATTGGTTCTGATTGGGCTGGGAGAGATTATTACAAGCAGATGCAGTTTGATCAAGACTGGTTGGATGAACGCAACATAAGTTTGATTTACATTCCTTATACCAAAGGCATTTCAAGCACTCTTATTAAGCAAAAAATATGATCATTGACGCAATAACTTTCGGTGGCGAAGTCGATATGCTTGAGGGTCGTCTTGAAACTAAATATGATGATGTAGATGTTTTTGTAATAGTTGAGGGCGATTTGATGTATGCCAATCAACCTAAAGGTTATTTGTATGAAGAAAATCTTGATAGGTTTGAGAAGTTTTCTGACAAAGTTGTATATACAAAAATTAAATCGTTAAATAATAATGATGCTTGGGCTAATGATTATCATCAAAGAAGTCAGCTAAGTGGTGCGGTTAAAAATGTTGTTCAGTCTGATTCAGATGTTGTGATTGTTTGCGATACAGACGAATGGTATGACAGCAATGTTGTCAAAGAATTAGATAAAGTTATTGCTTTCAATATGCCTAAATATCATATGAGCCTTTACTGGTATCACAAACACGAACTGACTGGTATTGCTGGGGCGTGGAAATTTTTGAATGGTAAAGATTTGAATAATGAGCGTTGGGCTAGAAATTCTTTTGAGTCTGTGACTTGTGGTCATCATTTGACTTCTATGGGCAGTTTAGATTACTTGATTAGAAAAGTGAGAGGTTTTGCCCATCAAGAGCTAGTTTCAAATGATGTGGATGAACAGTTAAAGCATTGTTGGACTTATGGTCACGATTTAGCCAATGAACAGTTCACGGAAATAACTTTAGAGTCAGCAAATTATCCTAAGTGGATTATGGAACATAAAGCACCTGCTGGTTGGTATAGGAAACGACCTTGATTGTTATTGCCACAACTCCTGGTAGGGAGAATTGGTTGGCACAATGTTTAGCTTCTATTACTAAACCTGTGATGGTGTTATCTGATTTCACTTTTGAACTGGGCAAAATACATTGGTTGTTCAATAACACTAACCTTGAACGTTTCTTTTTTTTGCAAGATTCTGTGGTTATCAAAGATGAGCGAATATTTGAGTTACTAGATGAGAACGCTTCGATTGCGTTGAGTAGTGATCCAAGCATTTATGGAATGTATTTAGGTATTTATGAGCGAGAACATTTGGCAAAAATTGATATTCCTGTTCCTCAGTCTAAAAGGGAAGCAATTGAGTTTGAGATGACTTGGACAGCAAAATATTGTCAGGCTGCTAAGAATGTGCGTATTGCCTTTCCTGACCTTGCTGATAGGAATGCCATCAAAAAAGAGATAGTCTTTGGCAGAGAGAATCTTGTTTTAGAAAATGATTTTTTGATTAAATACAAAGGTAACTGGGGTCAGTTAGTAGTCTAAACTGGTACTAAGAACTTAGGAGTTATTTTGGCTATAAACAATGGCTACGCAACACTTGTAGAAGTGAAAGCGGCCTTACGCATTGCTGACTCAGTTGATGACTCATTGCTGGATATGGCAGTTGAATCTGCTTCCAGACTTATTGATGGTTACGCTGGTCGCATATTTTATTCAGCAGGAACTGCAACTAGATATTTTGTTGCACAAGACGATTTTAATGTTGAAGTAGATGACCTTGCTAATGGAACTGTAACTATTACTACAGCTCAAGATGCTGATGGTGTTTTTGATACAACTTGGGGAACAGATGATTACCAACTCGAACCACTTAACGGTGTTCTAGATGGAATGAACTGGCCTTACACAAACATTCGTGCAGTTGGTGACTACTTGTGGCCTATTACTGGCGGCGAAGCGTTAATCAAAGTTCAAGGAACTTTTGGTTGGCCTAGTGTGCCAATCGCAATCAAACAGGCTTGCATCATTCAGGCATCAAGAATATTCAAACGTTTGGACAGCCCACTAGGTGTAGCAGGCTTTGGTGACCTAGGAGCAATTAGAGTTTCATCTCAACTTGATCCAGATGTTGCACAACTTGTAATGCCTTATAGACGGATGAGAAACATAATTTAATGGCATCCATTTCCAGTCTACGTTCAGGTTTGGCAACAAGGCTTGCAACAATAAGTGGTTTAAGAACTTCAGCTACTTTGCCTGATAACCCAAACCCACCTGTAGCTTTAATTTCACCTACCTCTATACAATTTGACCAAGCATTCAGAAAAGGTATGCAAACTTACAGTTTTACTGTGATGGTTATTGTTGGCAGAGTTGATGAGAGAACAGCACAAAACAATTTAGACGCATACTGTTCAAGCACAGGAACGTCTAGCATAAAACTTGCAATTGAGGGCGATAAAACTCTTAACGGAGTTGCTTTCGATACAAGAGTGACCGAGATGAGAAACTACGGTCAAGTATCAATTGGTGAGATAATATATCTAACAGCAGAGTTTACAGTCCTCTGTTACGCAGACTAGGAGCAACAAACAAATGGCGAAATTCGCAGCAGTAGATCACAAGATTACTGTTAATGGAACAGACTTCTCAACTTCCTTAAACAGTATTGAACTTTCACAAGAAGCAGACAATTTAGAAACAACTGCTTTTGGTTCTGGTTGGAGAACTAGAATCGGTGGCTTGAAACAAGCCTCAGTAACATTAAACTTTATGCAAGATTTTGCAGCAGGTTCAGTTGATGCAACATTGAATCCTCTACTAGGCACAATTGCCACAGTAGTTATTCAAGCAACAGGAACTGTTACAGCATCTTCACCAAGCTATTCGCTAACCGCGTTGGTTACACAATACAGTCCGTTCGCAAGCTCAGTTGGGGATATTGCTACATTATCTGTCCAATGGCCTGTAACTGGAACTGTTACAAGGGCAACTGCGTAAACATATGAAACTAAACTTGCGCGTTACATATAACACAGGTGAACCAAAAGAAATCACTTGTTCTGCAAAAGACCTAGTTGCGTTTGAGGAAAAATATAATAGGTCAGTAGCTAGACTCCAAGACGAGTTTAAGATTACTGACCTTTTATATCTTGCTTGGCATTCAGAAAAAAGAACTAACGCTGTCAAAAAAGAATTTGATGGTTGGTTAGATGATGTTGATTCTGTTGAAGTGAGCGACAAAGACCCAAAATAATTGGGCTAGGTGACAATTCAACTCATTGGTACATTGCTTACTTAGCCGTTGAGACAGGTATTGCCCCCTCGCTTTTAATGCAAGAATCTGACAGAATGTTATTTACACTTGGTATGTATCTGCGTTGGCGTGCCACACAACAGATGAGGCCAAATGCTTGAAGTTGAAGTTATTGGTATTCGCCAAGCGTTAAATACTCTTGCTCGTTTTGATAAAGAACTTGTTAAAGAGTTGCGTATTGATTTGGCTAAAGTTGCTGCTCCTTTGTCATCAAAAATTAAATCAAATATTCCAACTTCTGCACCTATTCGTGGTTTTCGACATAATGGTCGCACTGCTTGGCCTACTGGCCCAGTAAGTGTAAGGACTAAATTAAATACTTCAGCTAGCCGCAGAGGTTTAGCAAAAGCAATGGCAGTTATTTCAGTAACTAATGCTGGGGTTGAAATTGCTGATATGGCTGGGCGTAGAAACAAAATTAAATCTTCTGGCAGTTCACGTTCTTATGTAAAAGGCAATGTGATTATGGATCATAGAATAAATCGTCAGGGCGCTTATATGATTCAGGCTTTAAGCCAAACAGGTCGTGGTAGAGCATCTCGTTACATTTATCCTGTGGTTGAAAAATTCAAAAGCACGATTACTATGGAGATTGATAAAACTATTCAACAAGCGATTCTTAAAGGCAATGAACGCTTGAAACAAAAGGCTGCTGCTTAATGTCAATTAACGTAAAAATTGATTCCACCTGGGATTCCAAGGGGCTGAATCAAGCTGTTAAAGACATTAACACCATCAAATCTCAACTTTCTTCTGTTAAAGCAAGTAGTGCTCAAGCCAGTCAAGGGTTTGCTGCTTTTGGTGGAAGTCTTAAAAAAATTGGTGCTGCTGCTGCTTTGGCTTTTGGTGCTAAAGAGATTGGTCAGTTCTTTAGTTCGTCTATTAAAGGTGCTATTGAGGATGAGAAGTCTTTAAGGATATTAAATAAAACTTTAGCGAATATGGGTTTTCGTTCTGCTGCTGGTCAAGTTGATCAGTTTGTTCAGCAACTTCAATATTCTGCTGGTATTGCTGATGACCAGTTAAGACCAGCGTTAAATAATTTAGTCATTGCAACAGGTAATGTTTCAGATTCACAAAAATTGTTACAAGTTGGTTTAGATGTTTCAGCTGGTAGCGGTAAAGACTTAGACACAATTACTGTTGCCCTTGCAAAGGCGTATAACGGAAACTACACAGCCTTAAAGAAACTCAACCTTGGTATTGATGAATCTTTAATTAAGACTAAAAACTTTGATGGCATTGTTTCTGTTTTAACCACAAAGTTTGCTGGGGCTTCTGCTAACGCTGTTGATACTTATGCTGGAAAACTTGCTGTTCTTAAACTTGGTGTTGATGATGCTAAAGAAGCTATTGGTTATGGGCTTCTTAAAGGAATTGAAGATGTAACTGATGCTTTAGGTCTTAATGCTGGCGGATTAGCAAAAATTACAGCTGATGCTGGTTACGAAATAGGAAAATTCTTTGAGGGTGTTGGTATTGCTGTTGTTCAACTTATTCAATGGAAGCAAGCATTAGATCAAACAGATTCTCCTTTTGGCAAATTTGTTAATAGAACGATTGAGGCTGTTGGAAACGTAGCAACATTAGCCGTCAAACTTACTGGAATAACTCAACTGTTTGGTTTCTTTACTGACAAAGTTGATGAGCAAAGCAGAGCACAAGTTGAAAATAATAGGTGGCAGGCTCAAGCCGATTATTGGTTAAAACAAAAAACTACAACAACTACTGGTGCTATAACGGCTGACGATAATTACAAAAAAGCACAAGATGAACTAAAAAAGAGTACGCAATCTTTAATTGAAACTAATAAAAGTTATTCAGACTTTGTTGCTGGAACTTCACCCAAATCTGTTGTAGGTGCAACAACCTTAGCTCAGACAGCATTAGGCGATATACAAAAACTTATGGTAGGTCACCCAAAGATAAACGATAATTTAACAAAATCATTTAAGGACTTAGCCTCAGTTGTCCAAACCAACTTCTCTTACGCTTTAGACCAAGCCAAATCAAAACTTGATGAAGCCAAACAACAATACAACTCTTTCAAAGATTCAATCAAATCTTCCATTACTGGTGTAGTCAGTTTTACAACAATTGAAGAAGGATCGACTTTCCTTGACACCCTAGAAGCCCAAGCTAAAAAGGCTCAAACTTTTGGTTCACAGATTCAACAACTTTTGGCTATGGGATTAAACCAGACTGCAATTACTCAGATTGCTAACGCAGGTTATGAAGTTGGAACAACTATTGCTGATGAAATCATTAAAGGTGGTTCAACTGTTGTAACTCAAGTGAACACTTTGGTTGCAAGTGTTGAATCTGTTGGTGAAACTGTTTCTGCTTCTTTGGCTGAGCAATTTTATGCTGCTGGTGTCAATGCGGCACAGGTTCTTGTTGATTCTCTTATACAAAAACTTAATGAGTCTGCCGCACTTATTGCACAAGCAATTGCTAATGCTACTAAAGGACAAACTACTGCAACTGATAGTAAAAAAAGTGGCAAATCAGATGGAAAAAAGAAAAGGGCGCTTGGCGGAACAGTTTTTCCAAATACAAGTTACCTTGTTGGAGAGAACGGTCCAGAAATCTTTAGCCCATTAACTGCTGGAAACATAATCCCAAATAATCGCATAAGCGGTAATGGTGGAGCAAACATAAGCATTGTTGTAAACGCAGGCATAGGCACAAATGGAACACAAGTAGGTAAAGACATTGTTGAAGCCATCAAAAAATATGAAAGAACCTCTGGACAAGTCTTTGCGAGCGCCTAATGGCATTACCAAACACTAAAATCTTTATTGCTTTTAACCTTTCAGCTCTTGGCGGTTCATATTTCACTCTTAACGACACAGTTAAAGGTGTTCTGAATAACACAACTTATCCTCTTGTAGGTGATACATATGTTGATGTGACTTCTTATGTTAGGGATGCTTCTTTCAGTCGTGGTGCTTCTCGCGAACTCACAGGTTTTCAAACAGGTCAAGCCTCAGTAACTTTTAATAACAGAACAAGAATATTTGACCCTTATTACACTTCAGGTATTTATTATGGTCAGATTGTTCCTAAAAAGAAGTTCAAGGTCACAAGCAATGACATAACAGTTTTTACAGGCACTATTGATGACTGGAATCTTTCTTATGATGTTTCAGGTGACTCTTTAGCAACAATTACTTGCTCAGATGGTTTCAACTACTTCTCAAATACTTTGCTTAACACTTTCACTAACACCCAAGAACTATCAGGTACAAGAGTAAACGCAATCTTAAACAAAACTGAAGTGAACTGGCCTATTGGTGATCGTGCCATTGATGCAGGTAACTCAACCCTCAGAGCGGACACAGTTGCCCAGGACACAGAAGTTTTAGGTTACTTGCAAACTGTTGCTTTATCTGAACGAGCTAACTTATTTATGAACAAAAGCAACATTATTACTTATGATGATGCTGCAACAATTATTGCTAGGGCAATAATACCAACTTTTGCTGATAACGCTCAGGATGGAACAATAAAATACACAAACATTGATGTTATCTATGGAACAGAAAATCTGTATAACAGGGTCTCTGCTACTAACGTTGGTGGCACTATTCAGACAGCAAACGACACTACTTCACAAACGGCTTATGGTATTTCAGCGTTCTCTTTAGATGGTTTACTTTTGACTGATGATGCTGGGGCTAACAAGCTGGCAACAAACATTTTGGGTCAGTATAAGAATCCTGAGTTGCGTATTGATTCGATTTCACTTGACTTAAATAGTTTAACTACAGCTGAACAATTAATAATACTTAACTTAGAGCTTGTGAATGTGTCTAGAGTAATTTTTACACCTAACAATACTGGTAACGCTATTGATCAGTATGTTCAAATCATTGGGTTAAACCACGATCTAAGACCTGATTCACATACTGTTTCAATCTTCTTTAGGTCTATTGGTGCTAACCCATTTATTTTGAATGACACAGTTAATGGCCGTTTGGCTATTTATGCCCCTGCAAGTTATGATGACTCTGCTTACCAATACAACTCAAGTACAGCGCTGTATGATGGTACTGTGACCTTTGGTTATCAACTAGGAGCATAATGGCAAGAAATTACCCCACAGCGATTGATACTTTAAGCAACCCTTTAACAACTGATACTTTGGCTGGAGTCAGTCACGCTGGACAACACGGTGACGCTAATGATTCTATTGAAGCCATTGAAGCAAAACTTGGTATTGGTTCATCAAACGCAACCTCAGCAACAGCAGGACAGGCTTTAATTTCTGCTGGTTCTGGAACTACTGCTTGGACAACTATTGGTACAGCAAATGTTTCATCTGGAACGGCTGCAGCAAATACACCTCTTATTGCAGATGGTTCAGGTGGACTTGGTTACACAATTACTAAAGTTGGTACAAGGTATGTTCTTACAGGTGATGTTGCTAACGCAAATGCTTCAGCCAACACTCTTGCTGACATAACAGGTTTAACACACACAGTAGTTTCAGGAACTTCTTATTATTTCAAAGCCGTTATTTTGTACACCTCTGCCGCAACTACAACAGGTTCAAGATTTACGGTTAATGGTCCAACAATGACCGCACTTGGTTTTAGGTCGGAATACACTTTGACAGCAACTACAACAACACTTAACTCTCATCTTGATACTAGACAACTTCCTGCCGCTTCAAACGCCACTTCTTTATTGGTTGGAAATATTGCTTACCTTGAGGGAATGTTTACCCCATCGGCTAACGGCACTTTTGCTATACAATTTGCTTCCGAGGTTTCAAGTTCAGCAATAACAGCCAAAGCGGGCTCATTTTTACATATTTATTAAATCAGTTATGATTAGAACATTAGGAGAAAATAATGGCAACTAAGACGTTTGTTTCGGGTGAGGTTTTAACAGCCTCAGATGTTAATGCTTATGTGAACAATTATCGTGCTGATCTTGTCGCACCTATGGAAACAACTTCAATTTCCGCTACTGCCGCAACAGGAACAATCTCTCTTGATGTTGCTAATCAATCTGTTACTTATTACACCTCAAATGCTTCCGCAAACTTTGTGATTAACATAAGAGCAAATAGTACAACAACTTTGAACACACATTTGCCTTTGAATGATTCTGTAACACACGTTTTTATGGTAACTAATGGAACTGCCGCATATTACCCAACTTCTGTTCAAGTTGATGGTTCTGCTGTTACCCCTAAATGGCAAGGCGGTTCAGCACCAACTTCCGGTAACGCAAGTTCTGTTGATGCTTATTCATTAACTGTTATCAAAACTGCGGCTACGCCAACTTATGTAGTTTTGGCTTCTCAAACAAAATTTGCTTAGGATCTAAATGCCTATTTTAGGAACTTTTGGTGGCGCATCAAGTCGTGCCTATGGACAACGTGCTAGTAGTCCATTTGCTGCAACTGGTTTTACTTCAACAACTACTTACAGTTCTGGTGGAACAAACTACGCAAGTGGCACTTTTACAGCCAATGGAACTTTAACTGTTGTCAATGGTGGTTTTGTTGATTATATGGTTCTTGCTGGTGGTGGTTCAGGTGGTGGTAATAATAATTCTGGTGACCAATCAGGTTCAGGTGGTGGTGGCGCAGGTGGACTTTTAACAGCAACAAATCTTTATTTACCCTCAGGAAGTTATGCAATAACAATCGGTGGTGGTGGCGCAGGTGTTAATGGTTCAAGAACAAGTGGTAATAATACAACTGTCATAGGACCACTAACTTTAACTGCAACAGGTGGTGGCGCAGGTGGTTATTCTCCAGGAAATACAACTGGAGCAAATGGTGGTTCAGGTGGTGGTGGTTCTTACAATGGTACAAGTGGTACAGGTACTTCTGGTCAAGGAAATAATGGTGCAAGTAGTAGCCCTCCCGGT